GTGCATCACACCATAATTACTTACAGCGTGAACTACCCACGCTCTCCGTGTGTTACCTCAAACGATTGCACTCGTTCGGGTCTAAATGAAATCCATCTCGTTTTCGTTCTCTAAAAATTGAAGTCTAACCCTACACCTTTAACAAATCTCTAAATAAAGCCCAATGAATATCAACTTCGACAAATGCTTCATTCACCGAATACTTCGTATCTTTCATCACGAATGGCGATCTCATAAAGTGTTCACCATCAATAAACAGAGCGTAGGTGCGCTCGTGGTTCAACATAACAAACCAAGTGTCGGCGTCAAGGGTAACGAACTTGCGTTTCCTTGCTGAGAAATGAACACACTCATAAGGGAAGAACTGTCCGTGCCAGTTATGTTTGACCTCTACTTCGAACTGAAAGTTCTTACCCCAACGACTTCCAAGAATGTCTATCCCGTATTGGTCAGGGTTGATTTCACACTTGTAGCCTTTTGTGCGTAGCCATTCCAATATCTGATATTTGGCGTGATCATCTTCGTCATAATGCTGCTGGCTGAAAGGTTTATTCATCAGATGCCACACATTCCTTCACACTCTTGACCGAAACTGTCACCAAACAAATCGTAGATACCTTTTTCTTCGTTAGTTCTAATATCTGCTTCAGCCAACGGCACTTTTGATTTATGCAGAAAAGGTGTTCCACGAAAACGGGCTTTGAGATGTGGCAAAGTTCGTAACGCATTATCAAAATTAACTGCGTCAGCCCACTCCTCAGGGTTTTGATTTAGATAACGCCATTCATCTTGACTCTTAAATGGGCAACCTATACACGCTGAACGAGGCGGTCTTTGATAGCCGTGATCTGAACACCACTTCAAACAATCTTGTCTAGTTATCTTCATATCAACTAGTGGATAGTCGTGCTTAATCCAACTGAAAGCAGGATCTCGCATACGCTGCAACTCATCGTATGAAATGCCGATAACAGTAGTGATGAGATGCTCTTGAGATCGTTGCCCAGATTTCAAACCAGCAAACTCACGCTGCTTCTTCATTAGCGGCGCAAGTTTGTATTCAGCCGTGCATTGTCTCCGAATCATTCCTGCTTTGCCATCTTCACCAATTAAATGCAAAGGCATTGACGCAGATCGTTTTGTGTCTGATAAAAAATCTTCTCTTATATTTCCTTTGGAAACGATTGTAAACGGTATTTGATGTTCTTTCATCAAAGTTTCAAGCCATTTTAAGTGCTCGTAAACCTTCTTCGGTTCCCACCCTGTATCGGCAAAAATAACTTGATCTGCTCTAGGTATCTCGTTTTGAATCATCATCAAAAGCAATGCGGTTGATTGCACACCTGCACCTAACGAAAGAACTCTGATTGGTTTATTCACTTGCGCCTCCTTCATAAAACTCGTGCATCGCAGGGCGCACCAGTTCCTCCCACACACTCAATCTGATCATCACTAGCCCTTCCTTACCCCAATCATCAGGCATCAGAATCGCTCTCGTAGGTTTACGGCGTGAACCGTAATCAGCCTCGTTAGAACGCACCTGAGCCTCGATTCGTTCCCACGCCGTAACAGCAGCCCCAATCTGTTTGCCTGCTTTGACCTCGTTAGCAAACAAAACATCTTGCCACATCTCCTCGTTACCATCACCAAACTTGTTAGAAGGTGCAACACCTAGACGCTTACGAGCAACACGCTGCTTCGTTAATCCTTTCGTGCGTGATCGCTTACCTCTCGCTGTCGGGTCAGCGCAACCTTTCACTCGCCTGTTGCCATCTCTTGCTGGTCTGCCAAGTGTTCCTAACTTCGGGCAGTCAGGGAGTTTGCATTTCTCTTTGTTGCCTTGACAATCACCTTTTCGATCTTCACTCATCATCATCATCGAGTTTCTCTCCACAATAAGGTTTCACAGGAACAACACGCTTCACTAAACACGCACAAAGTTTTGCTTTCATCTCAACATCTCCTTCAACTCTCTACGCAACTTTGCTCTCTGAGGTGGTGTCAAACCACCGAACACACCCCAACGATCATCAGTGTCTTCCAACACAATAACCATCTCTAAACACTCTTGACGCACCGTGCAATCTGCACAGATAGCCAGAGCCTCATCGTAACGATGATCATTCAAACCGATGTGATCAGGGAAGAACACGCTCGCAGCCTTGCCACGACACGCCGCATCTTCTGACCAGTGTTCACGACTCACTATAAAACTTCGCAATCAAATCGTTTACCTCACCGAACTTGAACACGGCTTCACGCAAATTGTCCAACGATTCACGATCAGTGCCATCAAAGACCACAACCCTTCGGGCGCAATCAATCAGCACACCAATCGCAAACTCGTAAGCCATCTGCAACTCCTCAGAAGGGCTGCTCATCAGATGATTGCTTTCTCATACCCATCAGATGTTTGATTAGATCAGAGCCTTCTTTTGTGGTGAGCGTGTTTAAGTTTTCTTTGCTGAACAAAGTTTTGATAATCGGTTTCACATCACCATCGGCAACTTCCTTTACCAGCGATGACACTAAACCTTTTTGCTTATCGCTAATCAGACTCCCGATCTTCGCTGCTGAAGGTGGGGTAGTAGTGAACGATGTTTCAATCTCATCATCTCTCAACGCAACTGGTGCGCTGCTTTTTGCTTGAACATTCGCAGGGTGAGCGTTTCTGGACTCTTGCATCTGATCTGCTCTACGAGGCTGAACCGTAGAAATGCTTGCCACATTTCCTTTCACTTCCCAATCCTGTTTAGACCAAAGCGAAAGACAGATACCGAAGCGCATCGCAGCGTTCCGCAAGAAGTCTCCGACAAGTTCTTTGTCAAGATCAGGTTTATCGGAACGCACCGAACCGACACCGACAAGCGATTTGCCTAACAGTGTGAGCGTTGCCCACATTGTCGCTACACCGTTTGCTTCGTGTATCGCAGGTCTTCCGTCAACCCAATCAATCGGCTGCCAGTTCCACATCGGGTCAATCTCAATCAAGATGCGAGTGATTTCTGCGTGGCTCACATACGCCAGATTGATTCCGTTGCGTGGAATCGTTCCAACTATCTTCGGGTCTGGAGTGGCATATTGTTCCAGCACCGCTTTCAACATAACTGCTTCTGTTTCATTACTCATTTCTTTGCCTTCTCTCTGTGTGTTCTCATCACACGGTAGGGATTACCTTGCTTCTCATATTGCTTAACTAACTCTGGGTGCGCCTCACGCAACGCTTTAGTATCCAACGATGACTTGCCATCTTGCTGCTTCCACGATACGACTCGAACACCATTCAATAAACCGATCTCGTTGCCCAACAGCATTTGTGCCAACGCATCTTTTGCTTTGCTTTCCTGTTCTGATGCCTGCTTCGATAACGCTCGTGCTTCCTCAAGTTGTAGAACCCACTCGCCTGCACCATTCGGTAAATCAATGCTGGTCGGTTCAACCTGAAAGATTCGTGCGATTGCATCAGCAGAAAAGTTATTGATCTCATCAAGGGGTGGGCTTTTTGTATCAACCCATTCACCAAAGATTTCTGCTTCAAGACGCAAACTGTCAATCGCTGCTGGATTATCAGGCAACTCAACCACACTAAGTTTCAGATCACGGTCAAGAACACTGAACCAAACAGGACAAGCCAACACCGCTTGCTGTGCGTAACCTTGCCACAACCATTCATTCGGAAGATCAGATGAATCGTGAATTGAATACCGTGTGGAAGTTTTTGCCTCAATCACGATGCTAGGTGCGCTCTCATAATCCACACCGTCAAGCGAAACTGACAGCCTGCCATCACGATAGATCGTGTCAGGTGTGTGAAATGTGTAGCCCAACTGTTCCGATGCTGCTTCGAGTAACGGTTTCTCAAGAAGGTTGCCACGCCGAAAGATTGCTGACTCTGCCTGCTCAACTGGTTCATTCAATTTGTCTGCAAACAGTTCACCTCTTGTCTTGTATGGTGAGGCGTTCATCAGCGCAGGAATATCGGAAGCCCCGAACACACACCTGCCTTGTTCATCTCGCCACCTTTCAAGTAGCCATTCCTTACTTCCGTGTTTTGGTTTCGGAATCAGTTTCATTTGAACCTCCTCAGGTCATTTGTTTATGTTGATCTCATTATTACTTAGGGGTGTTACACAGTTGTTGGTAAATGATTAACCCCACACCATTTCTTCTAAAGACCAGATTTCTTCGATGTCTGAGAACTTGATTTCGGTTAAAGACAACCTACCTTTGACAACATTCCAACACTCAATGACAAGGCTGTTCTCATTTATGTCTATGATCTCCCCATCATAATCTTTTTCGCCGTTAATCGTTTTAATTAAGAAGTAATCAAAGTCAATTATTTTTTTGATTGCTTCAATTTCTTGATCTTCTGATTTCATTTTGTCTCCTCTGTTGAATGTCCCCAACCACAACTATCGCAATGGAAGATGTTTACTGGAAGTGGCAAAGCACAACCTCGACAATGAATTCCTCTGCGCCTGCGATCAGCCTGTTCTTTGTAACCGTCATCGTGCGTTTTCATATAGTGCAACATATGGTCGGTGATGTTCTTGAATTGTTCACCGCACACTTGACATTGGCAAGTGAGTTTAGTTTTCATTAGTCCTCCTCTTGAACTTTGGTTTATATGTTTAATCCGAATGGTGGTTTGCCGTTCGCAATTCCCGCTGGTTTCCCAACAACAATTTCGTATCTCACAATTCGTTTCGCCCAACTCATATTCTTTAATTGGCAATCTAATATGTGTTGCCATTCTTCTAAACATTGTTCTTTTGAATAACAGCCTCGTGCTTGCCACACGATTTTGTTTTCCTGATTAAAGCAATTCAAATCAAATGTTGATCTAAATTGTGTTTGATTTTTTTTCATTAGTCCTCCTCTTGAACTATCGGGTTGTTTACCCGATACCTACATTCTATCAAACCGCAACCCAATCACCAAACTCATTTGAGCCTTATTCTATAAGGGTTTCAGGGCATACGAGGAATTGCCCTTACATTCCTGCAAGGGCAACTCAACTCGTATGCGAAGCGGAGAAGGAGAACACTCCGCACAACTTTTTACAATACCTGATTCTTTCTCACATATCCATCGGCGCACAACACTTTCATAGAACGAACCATCTCAACAGGCACAGCCAAAATATGATCACACTCATCACCAGTCAAACTCTGCGCCAACACAATATGTTTTGGCTTCGCATCAGCCAACAAGAAACCGACACTCTCAACAACTGCAGGTTCAACATCGATATCTGCAACATCAATCCAAGTCGAAGCAACAGAATGAGCATCGTGCCAAACAATCAGCACAATCGTTCCCATACCTCACCAACCTTCCTTCTTACGATCTAAACAAAACACTGGTGCTTGAATCGTGATGTTTCTTTCAGGTGTAACAATCGCCAACGCCTGTTGAGGCTGTTCGTGTGAGAAGCCCATCAGCATCGCATACTCGTCAAAGCCTTTGAGACTTCCGTTCACGATCATTGATGGTGTTGAAATGTATTGATGCCAGTGCCCAAGCCAAAGTGTTTGAAACGATTTGCCTGTTGCCATATATCGTGCCTGCTTTCTTGCTCTCATTCTCATAATCGGTGGATAGATTCCGCCGATACCACCACCGCCAGAAACTTGATCGCCGTGCGTAATCAAATGCCCGTGTTCATAAATCTTGATCAATGCGTCAGCCGATTCAGGAATATCAAAAGTAATGCGCTTGTCTGTTCGAAAGTTTCTTTCAACCATTTTTGCAAGCAGATAATCAAAGTTTGTTTTCACCCGTTGCTTCATTCGTGGTTTGCGTGTCGTGCGCCCGTGATTACCAACCACACTTGTTACATAGCATTTACCGAACTCGTCAGTCAGTAGCCCGATGGCAGCAGCAACCTGTTCAGACCAAAACAAAAGTGAGCCAATCATTGTGTCCTCGTTTGTGAGTGCAAGTTCTTCGTGGATATCACCCGTGAAAATATCGCCACCCAAAATAACAACCACACCGTCATAAGTAACGCCCGACAAATAGTGGCGTGAAAGTTTGATCACATTCTGTGTCCACCTCTCCAATCGCATCACAGCAATCTCACGGTTATAACAGTTCAAACCTTCCATCTCCTCAGCGTTCACCACCTCATCAAAGTGTGTATCACTCAATATCACTACGAGAGTTGCAGCAGATGATTTAGGTTTCTTCGGTGCAAGCCAAGAAGGAGGGTCAATGATTACACCGTTCACACGATCAACAATCGCAAGCGTCTTTTCTAACTCCTCAAGTCTTGTGGTCAGTCTGGCGTTCTGATTGTTGAGAGCATCACGCTGTTTGCGAATCCGAATCAAATCCGTATCAACATTAGTGATCTCGTCTTTAAGACTCATTGTAAAAGCCTCTATATCGGTTGATACATTTGCGCCCGATATCAAAACCACGCTTCTTCAACACACGGTAAATCGTTGTCGCTTGAATCGTGTGATCGTTGAGTGCGTCTAATAAATCTTTACGATCTTGTTCATCTAACTGTTCAAGAATAATGTCAATCTTTTTTGGTAATCCGCCTCTGACTGGTGGCGTATCACGGATTTCTTTTAAGAGTTTTCCCACTTGTCGTTCCTTCTGTGTGTTGATCTAAGTGCTTCTCTAACTTGTCATCTACTCTGCCAACCGATTTGAATATCATTCGTAACTGTTGCTGAACTATTGCGTGATCTTCGTTATTAACTCTCGCATTTTCTCTTGCTTCCTTTTTGAATAACTGCATTAAACCTACCAGCACAACTCCAATCGTGCTGATGAGAGCAACGGTAATGGCAGCCAATGACTCGCTCATTATGCGACCTG